GTTCTTGTGTCATGTTGCGTCCTCCGCTTCTTCGAACTCGACTTCGATGCTGAAGAGCAAGCTCTCGACGCCTTCGTGCCCCATGTCCGCCAGCTTTTCGGTTATCATATCGCTAAGCCAAGCCATCTCGCTCCACGAGTAGCCTTCTAATGTAACGTGTTTCATGCTACGTCCTCCTTGTACTTCTGGTCTATGAAGTGCCACGTGTCGGGTGTTAAGGTCTTAAAAAGCATACCAAACCCCGCCCATCCTTTGACCTCTCCACACGCCTCGATGATACGCGCAGAGTGCATTAGGTCTTCGGTTTCTAAGTCGCTCAGTTGGCGACTGCATTCGATCTTCATGTTATTCTCCTATGTATGGGTTGGGTTATTCGACGTAATGGTCGTAAAGGTCAGGGTTGACCCAAGGCACGAGCACGCACTCGCCTTTGAGGTACGTGCCGTCCACGGTGCGGGTGACTTCGCCGCAACCTGTGATCGCGTTGATGCCGAGCCATGCGATAAGCAGGCCGCCGAAGCAGCCTGCAAACGTGGTTGCGATGATGCGGGTGATCTCGACGCGTAGCTCAAGACGGCGCCGCGATTGTATGGATGTGAACGTCATGTGGGTTATCCTCTGAACCGGGTGAAGGTGGTGACGAAACGTGCGTCGTCGTAGGCGTCGCAGAAGTCCTGCAAGGCGTGCTGCTGCTCCAAGACGCGTGTGAGGCGTTCGTTGCGGCGTAGTATGTCGCCAATGCCCGCCCACGTGTCACAGGGGTCGTCGTTGGCGTGGGCAGGCGTTAGGATCGGGTGGGTTTCTCTTGGGTGCATGATGTTCTCCTTCCATGCGTTGAACGTGCAGAAGCGCACGACAAAGCCCACCGACTTGCGTCGATGGGCTCACGTGATGTGCTTCAATGTGGGTGGGTGATTAGCGAGTAACGTATGCGGTCAGGATCGCGTCCAACTCGCCTTTGTTGGCTTTGCTTAGGATTTTCTTTCCCAGCAGATCACGTGCACGATCCAACACGCTCACGTCACGTTCGACCTGTGCGATCTGGCGCTGCTCTGCGTTGGGCTTCGCCTTGCGCGCCTTGACGTGCGCCTTGACGGCCTTGACGGCGGCCTTCGCGTCAGCCTGCGCGCCTCGGAACGCTACGTGGGTGTTGATCGTTCCGGCGGTTTCGAGCATGTCGGCCACGCGTGTCCAGCGCTTACGTGCGCTAGGCTTCATGCTGTCGCGGCTCAGCTTCGCTGCGACGGTGGCCTTGGCCTGCGCCTTCGTGATCGTGCCTGCGTCGAGGTCTGCGTTGAAGGTTGCTACGGTGAGGCCGGATGCGTATACTTCTGCGTTGAATTTTGTCATGGTGTCGTCCTTTCATGTGCGCCTTTCAAAGCGCGGTGATACTTCCCGAAAACCGAGAAGCAGTCAGCAACAGCCGACACCACAACTTGATCCTAGTAGGTTCCTACTTTCGCAGGCGCACGGGACGACGCATGAAACATGCGCACGTAACATGCAGACATGACATGCGAACCCAATTTTGAGCCGTGAGATCAGCAAAGCTCAAAACGTCCGCGCACGTGAAAACCCGCAAAGTCCCTTCCTACGGGACAGAAATCCGCGCAAAATCAACATCATAGCGCGATTGGTGACGAGATGGTGACGAAAATCTGCTACGGGGGGCACTACCCCGACCCCCAAAGTCGAAATCCAGCAATTGCCATCTCCGGCCACCCGAACAATCTGAGCAAATTTGAAAACGTCAGGATGAAATTCAATGAAAACAGCAAGCAACTCCACCGCACTGTCAAAGCTGGGCAAAAACGACACCCAACCTTTGACACCACAGCAAGTTTCGCAGCTACGCCGCCGCTTATTTGAGAACGTAGACAACCAAGTGGGTGAAGCTCACGCTGTAGTCATGGGCAAAAAACACTGGTCGCCCACACAGGCCCGCGTCTTCTCCACAATGCTCAATAAAGTCATGCCGGACCTCACTGCTAACTTCGTGCAGCACGAGCACAACATCTCTGACAACCCTGAGAAGATGTCCCGCGCCGAGCTCGAAGCAATCGCCTCCACAATGTCCAACATCATCGACGCTGAGGAAGTAAACGAGGAAGAAGAATGAGCCTCACACCCCAAGACGCCGCCAAACACCTCTTAAAGTTACGCAAAGCGGAAGAGAGTTTCCTCGGCTACGTTAAGATGCAGTACCCGAATTGGGATTTGCCCGACTTCCACCTCAAGATGATCGACGCGCTCGACAGGCTAGAGAAGAATACACTCACGTCTCACTTCGGGCTCGACGAGGCCCAGCGCCGTCGCACTGAAAAGGTCAACGTCCGCAATCTTCTCATCACAATGCCGCCGCGCCACGGCAAATCCACCTACGGCTCCGTCATATTCCCGTCTTACTTCATGTCGAAGAAGCCGACGCGCTTTATGATGTCCACATCCTACAACTCTCAACTCGCCACCGACTTCGGTCGCCAAGTCAGAGACCTTTCCAACGAGCCCATCACCTCACAAATCTTTCCAGACTTCGAGATGTCTGCCGACAGCCGAGCCGTAGATCAGTGGCGCACCACTCAGGGTGGGGCGGCCTATTTCATCGGCGTCGGGGGTACAACTTCTGGACGTGCTGCCAATCTTCTACTGCTAGACGACCCGCTCAAGTCACGTGAAGAAGCTGAGAGTGCGACCCAGCGCAACAAGATATGGAACTACTACGTCTCTGCCCTCTCAACCCGCCTTCAACCCGACGTAGACAATGTACCGCCCGCCCAAATTGTTATCCTCACCCGATGGCATCCCGACGACCCTGCGGGTCGCCTTATGCAGACGGAAGATTGGAAAGAGGGGCGCTGGCTTCACATCAATTTCCCGGCCATCGAGGAAAAGCAGATCAAGGGTGAGCACGGCAAGACGAGCCGCACATCTTTACCCAAGGACGACCCGGAATATCTGGCGCCGAACGAGGCATCCAAGATCAGCCCGTCCAAGCGCTACGTTCGCAAGGTAGAGCGTTCAGCCTTGTGGCCCGAACGCTTCACCCTCGACGACTTAGAGCGCCGCGAACGTCTAAACCCCCGCGAATTTGCCAGCCTCTACCAGCAATCGCCCTACATCCAAGGCGGTAACTTAATTAAGTCCCACTGGTGGCGCACATATCCCGCTGACATGCGCCCCGAACGCTTTAATTCCCTCATAATCGCTGCCGATACGGCCTTCAAAGCCAAGCAAACGAGCGATTATTCCGTAATGATGGTAATGGGCCTTGATGCTACGGGCGATATGTACGTCGTTGATGCTGTCCGCGAGCGGTTCGAGTTCCCAGACCTCAAGCGACGCATGATTATGCTGAACAATCAGTGGCGTGGTCGCGGCCTGCGCGGCATCTACATCGAGGACAAGGCCAGTGGGCAGTCGCTCATCCAAGAATTAAAGCGTGAGAGCGGGATATCGGTCGTTCCCTACAAGGTCGGCAGCGATAAGGTCACGCGTCTGTCCTCTGTGCTACCTCTCATTGAGGGTGGGCGTGTCTTCATCCCCGATCAAGCGCCTTGGCTCGACGCCTTCTACGACGAGTGCCAAACATTTCCATCAGGTACGCACGACGACATGGTTGACGCTCTTTCTATTGGCCTCGACGTGCTCGCGCGCACGCCGTCACATGGAGATTATTACGTCCCGCCACCAATCGGTTTCAAGGACGACAGGAGTTCTCTCTTTTCAGTACAGTCTGACCTTAATGCCTCTGGGTCTCGATGGAGTGGTTGGGGTGAATAAGGACGACGCGGCTCTGTGAAGGGGGATAAATGATCCTATGAGTGCCAACATGACCAATTATCGCGCAGAGTTCACACCTATCGACGACGGTATAGTTGTTGATTTGAGTGAGCACGCTGACGCGCTTATGTCCTACGAGGACATATCTTCTCGCTTGACGGACGATCAGGAACAACGTCTCGTCAACTACGTCAAGTCTGCAATGCAGATGTCCTACGACCGCATATCCAAGCGCTACGACCATTGGACAGAAGCGGACAGGGCGCACGACGTTTACGTGAAGCCGGGAACAACCAAATTCAAAGAGAAGGCTGTAATCGCGGACACCCGCGCCATAGCTGACACAGTACAAACTTACCTCATGGCTGCACTGACGGGGCGGAACCCTATGTTCCAACTCGAAGGTTTAAACCGTGGGTCTCGCAAGTCATCTCAGATCATCGAGCGCCTACTCCACCAACAGATGCGCCGCACGGCGGGGGAGGCCCGAATTGCACAACACCTTCTTGACTGCATCAGATATGGCTACGCGCCAACGAAGGTTACTTGGAACGCAAGCAACCGAACAAACGAAATTACCAACTTCGACCCGCGCCGCGTATTCCATGACCCCAGAGTACAATGGGGAGATTGGGAGCGGATGCAGTACATCATCTTCTCTGATTTCTCATCTTACGACGCTCTACTACAGACGGGCATGTATCCCAAGCTCAACGAGTTCCCCGCGCTCCGCAACCGCCTCACACCTCCGTCTGGTGGGTGGGACGGACACAAATGGCATCAAGAAGCCGGACGCGGATTAAGCATTGATCCTATGGAGCGCAACCGTCGCGGCAGTGACGGCGCCTACTTCACCTTGGGCGACAGCCGCGTAGTAGACGAGTGTTGGATACGGCTTGCGGGCTACGAGATTAACCTACCCCAACTCGACCACCTTTACATGGTCGTCACAGTTCTCGACGAGGGCGTAATCATACGGGCACAGCTTAACCCTTACGGGCGCCAATTCCCTACGGTAATAGGTGGCCTCTACCACGACGCTCACAAGAGCTACGGCCAATCTCTCTACGACCTCATGCTGCCGCTACATGACATAGCTACGTGGCTGCTTCGCAGCCGCATCGACAACGTGCAGGCGGCTCTGTCCAACTTGATCTTTGCTGACCCCACACAGGTCGCCATCAACGATCTCGTAGACCGCAATCCTCACGGCATCGTGCGGACAATGCCGGGTGTTAAGCCCGGAGACGGCGTATTCATCGCCCAAGTCCCAGACGTGACACGCGGCCACTGGAACGACATTGGCGCTATGTCTGAAATGAAACAGCGACTATCTGCTGCATCGGACGCCCAGCAAGGTATGCCCACCGCCGAAGGCGGCGTGCGTACTGCAACAGAAATCCAGCGCCTCACTCAATTGGGCTCTCAGCGTCTCGGCGTATTGAGCCGTGTGATCTCTGCTACATCAGTACGTCCAATGGCGCGCATGATGGTTTCGAACATCCAAGACTTCTTTTCTCCTGAGGGGTCTATCCGCATTGGCGACAACGACAACGCCACTGACGTTAAGGATATGATTAAGGACGGCTACCTCGACTTTAATCTCCAAGACATCCAAGGCGAGATTGACTACCTCGTCGTGGACGGGACGCTACCGCTTGAGCCTACTCGCAACGCAGAGACGTGGATCAACATGCTCCGCACGCTCAACGAAACTGGCCTAGCTATGGAATACAACTCCGGCAAGATAGTCGAAGAGGCCATCCGAAGCATGGGCGTCTCTGACCTTGACCAGTTCAAGATCAACAAAGAGCAACAGGCCGAAGGCCCAACGCCATCCCAACAGATGATGATTGCGGAGAAGGCGCGCGGTGCATCCGTACAGCCTCAAGGTCAGATCGACGATGAGGTCAAGAAGGGCAACCTAGTACCAATGAGGGCAGGCAAATGACGCAACCAAGCAGCAAAGTATGGGCCACCCAAGTACAGCCTGTAGTGCGCGAGTATATCAGCGCTTTTTTAAATGAAGAAATAAAACCTCTAAGGGACGACGTGGCCGCACTTCGCGGTGCATTATTAAGCATACGTGAGAGCGGACAGTCAGACGTAGGCCAGCTAACGGCACGAGTAAACGACGTAGAAGACCTACTGAAAATGTCCACATCTCGAATTGCAAAGCTGGCTCAGTTGGCAAGTGAGGATTAGAAATGGCACGCACGCGCGTACCCAGTGAACAGCTAAATTTCCGTAGTGCCAACACAGGCACTTCGCTTCTCGACACGTATCTCGAAGACGCAGAGATGGGTGGCCTCGCGCTATCTGTCCTTATGAACAAGTTATTCGATGCGGCCACAGGTGAGATAGACGCCTTTACCTTTACATATGACAATACGGCTGGCGCCGAAAAGATGAACCTCAAGATCGGTGAGGACGGCTTAACGACTGAAATCGCCTCGTTCACGCAACTCTTCGCAGACCTCAACAACTTCAAGACGACTGCCCTATCTGACATGGGCGTCAAGCAAGATGCTGCCGCTCTTTCAGAGACGAACGCCCTTGCGAGCGAGAACTCTGCACTAGCAGCGAAGGGCGCATCAGAGGCCGCCCAAGTAGCATCCGAGGCGGCTCGTGACCTTTCTTTGACCTACGCCAACCAAGCCTTTGCAACCACGCCCACAACTATTGCGGAGAATATTATCATCTCGCAGTTGTTCGGCAGCCTCTTCAACGGGAGTAGCCTAAATGCCTAACATCAGTGTAGCTGACCAGCAATCACTAGCGAACGAACTATCGAACCGTTTGCAGAGCTTAGGTGCTTCGACACCTAATGCGGACCTTGTGTACCTCACAAGGATGATCGAAATTTTTAACGGCGCTGCGAACCTTAGCGCTGTGTCGGCTGAGGGTACTACTCAGATCAATGCTGTAACCGCTCAGGGTGATACCGAAGTTGGCGAGATACAGCTAGAGGGTTCAACACAAGTTACGGCGGTGCAGAACGCATCACTCACAGAGCAAGCGGCTCTTAACGGCCTACAGACAAGCATCCAATCGGCGCTCAACGCTTATCAGATGTCACCGTCTAAGGTCTTTTTCCTGTCACAATCGTAGAGAGAATTAGAAAATGGCAAATGGATTATTAGGCAAGAAGGTCGTAAATGCTCGCGATACGGAAGTAGTTTACACTGTACCCGCTTCACGAACTTCGACATTTAACTTGAACGTACTGAACGACGGTAGCAGTACCGCTACTGTAAACGTGTACTGTTCGGACAAGGTGTACCAAACACGTGACTTTGAGGATTACCTCGACCCCTTGGCCTACAACAAAGCATGGGTTGCTGCCGACACGGCGAACACTCTGGACTTGATTGGCAAGAGTACATCCAAGATGATGACCGCTCTCAAGACCACGCCTGTTGAGCCAGCCGCCGCTAATACGGCGTCCAATCCAATCGCGTCTAAGAAGATTGAAACTCTGCAAACAGCAAACTCTGACGGGAACTTCTTTCTTGTGAGTGATCCATCTGCTGTAGGCAACCCGCTTCCATTCTACAATGGCGGCGAGCTTTACGTCCGTTCTGCACCCAACGGCAACGTCTACACTTTCGACAACTATTTCGGTGGTGGTGGTGCTGCTACGGCGTCTTCAAGCTACGGTCAAACCGCGACAGACAATATTTTGTGGGCGACTAACCAAGATGGTCCGTTTGCTCTGTCCTACGTCCAAGGTGTTCCCGGTGGCGCAGGCTCAGTTGTAAACTCGATTGCAGACTACCGCTCTACAGCAGCCGCCTACGGCTCAGCCTTTACTTGGGGCTTAGGTGCGATCAGCAAGATTGCTGGCGTCAATACTGCCGAAGAGCGCTTCATCATCGGTACGACTACTGGCTTCAACTATATGTCAAACGATGACACGCCAGTAACACAGGCTGAGTTCCAATCAAACACCATGTCACCGCCGACAGGCATTTCTGGTTACATGATTGGCGCGGCAGCGATTGAGGGTTCTACAGTAAACGAGGGCAACCTCTTCATCGCTTATTCTGGCAACAAGTTTGCTTATGCAGCTTACACGGCGGCGGCTCCATTCCCAACAACAGGCTACAGCGTGTTCGACTTCCCAGCGGGCGTCACATACGACAACGTGATTGATATCCGCGCAGAAGGTTCGAGCTTGGTTATCGTCACATCGACAGGCGAGAAGCAAAGTTCATCTGATCTTGGCGTGACTTGGACTGTAGCTAAGAGCTACGCAGCACAGCCAATCGGCATCGCGGTTTCATCAATCAGCGGTCAAAACAAGTTCGTCAATGACGACCTTACAACCAACGTGACAGAACTTACCTTTGTTCGTGGCCGCACATATCGGTTGCACCAGCTTGCCACATCGAACAACGGCCACCCGCTTCAACTCTCTGAAGTATCTGGCGGTCCACATTCTAACGGTACGCCCTATGCAACAGGCATGACCTTCATGCTGGGCGATCCGACAGCGACAGGTTCTTTCGCGGTCACTACCACAACCAATGCAGATTGGGTTAGCAACCACGCCACCTACAACGGACAAGCCCGTATAATAGAATGGACAGTTGATAGCTCTACTCCTGACACGCTGTATTTCTACTGCCCGAACCACACCAATATGGGCTACGCGATTTCAGTAGTAAACGAAGACACGGTTGCGCCACACGATACGCAAACCGCTCTTGCTACGGTCAACATCTACAACGCTAACAATGGTGATGCGGATCGCCGCTATGACCTGACCTTTGAGGGCAATGCGTTCATGCGGGAAAAGCGGTTCTTCGCACTTCCTTTGGTTGACAAGTATGAAACCACTTCAATCGCAAGTGGCGAAATCCTTGAGCGCACAGCGATCATGGCCTCTCAGGGCGAGCAAGTAATCGTAACAACGAGCGAGGACAGCATTGTAGTCCGAGTTCATGGCATCGAGGAATAATCACACATGGCACGTATTCGCAGACCTAAGACGATCAACGGCTCAGAGTACACCTTCGGTGGTGGCTCTGGCGGTAGTGGTGGCACAGTGAGTGGTTTAGTCAAAATTGCTAAAGGCAGTATGAACACAACCAACACAGCCCACGATGGCTTTCTTTCCAGTGGCGATACGATCAGTATTACGATGGATGCTGGCACGGCTATTTCTGCTAAAGATCAGTACATCTACTTTGATAACGCTTTTGAAACTAGCACTGGCACAATCACTTACGAACTTATGAATGGCGATACGGCATTACCTGCTGGTATCAGTTGGGCGGAAAATAGTGACAGCACAAACACGGACACGGGCGAAGCACGGTTTTACGGCACGCCTTCAACAGAAGGAACCAACTCGTTTAAGGTCAAAGTAGCCTACCCCTTTGGTACTCCCTCTGAGCAAGTGGAAATTATCTACAAAATCAAGCGTTTTGCTGTTGGCACGACACCAGAATGGTCGTCATCAAATCACAATTTTAGTCAAATTCTGCGAAACTTTGCTGGCGATCAGGTTATAGCGGATGGTCCAGCTACGACTTACTCTGGTGCGTCATATAGCTTGACGGGTGTTTCGGGTTTCCCTACTGGCATTGTTCCAGAACTTGACCCTGCAACTGGTTCCGTAAAGGTCAGCGGTATCGGCGATATAACGCAACTCCCTACCCCCCACCAATATACTGTTGTAGCTGATTTGGGGTCCGAAATTGGAACCTTCTCGCAGACTTTTACTGGCGACATCGGCTATGGCGATCCGTATGGCTCTGCATTGTTTAGTCCCGCAAATGCGCGGCGAAACTTCACCAGCGGCGCCACTCGTTCTGTTGCCGAAGCAAAGGATGATTTAAACTTCCAGAAAACAACAGGCGCACTTCGTCGGTATCACAATGGCCGTGAGGATACATCCCCGTACCTTGACGGCGATGGTTACGGTTGTGAGTGGAATAAGAACATGTTTAGCGTTGTGACCAGTCCACAATCTTATGCCGACAATACAACAACTGCATATAGAAAAAATGGGTCGCTTGGTTTTCAAAACAGCAATGATAGAATTTGGCAATCGACTTCCAACTTCCAGACTGTAAAATTCCGCTGGACTGTTCCAAATGGTGTCACTCAAATCGCTGTATGTTGTATCGGTGGCGGTAGTATGGGCTCATACAGCTGGTCTTCTGATGGTGGCGGCGGTGCTGGCCTTGCTTGGATGAATGGCATTACCGTAACCCCCGGCGAAGAATTTATTGTCGGTGTTGGGTTAGGCCGTTACTCGGAAAGCAGCCATGGCTCATATGGCGGTGGTCCTAGCTTCTTTATCCGCGCATCTACTAACAACTGTTTGTTGTATGCACAGCAAGGCGGCTACATCAACTTCTCTTCAAGCAACCCAAACGGTCAAAGCACGAGCTACACTGGCGATCAAACCATTCAAGGCTTAACTTATTGGAACAGAGGTAGTGGGTACAACTACAACAACAGTCGAGATGGCGGCGGGTATGGAATGCGCACCTCGGAAGGCTCTAACGTAAGTGACGGAACTACAAACTTTCACTACGGTGGTGGTGGGTCTGGATATTGCAATGACCGTCACGGCGTTGGTGCAGGCGGCTATAGAGGCCAGAACGTAAATGGAAACAATGAGAATGGCGATTATGGTGGCGGTGGAAACAGTAACAACTATTCCTCGACCTATGGTCAGGGCGGTGGCGGTGGCACTGGCCTAGACGGTCAGGGCTGGCGTGGTTCACGTTATAATGGTCGCCCAGATCAGAGTACCCGCGCTGGTGCGGGTTATGGTGGTACGCAGTCTAACCAGAACAGTTTTACTCAAGGTTCTTCCGCATACCGTGGAGGTGGCGGCGGTGGTTCTGGGGGTTCTCGCGGTGTTTACCGTCAGAACGCTTACAACAATGGTGAGAACAGCAACCAACGTGGAGGCCAAGGCGGTATGCACGGCGGCGGCGGTGGTGGATCGGGCACCTCTTGGGGCGGTGGAAACGGCGCAGCGGGCGGTGTGAAAATCATCTGGGGCGTAGCTGCTGATGGCACCACACGTTGCTATCCGTACAACTACACAACCGAAAATCCAACAATGAAAGTCGCGGGGCAATCATAATGACAATTCGTGATGACATCCTTACTTCAAGTCGAGAAATACGAGACATGAAGTTAAACGCAAGTGACATTGATATGTTGCGCTCCATTGAGGGCGCAGCATCATTCTCGGCGTTTACAACAGCACGGGCCGATTGGGTAACGTACAGGGAAGAACTGCGCGATTATCCATCAAGCATCCCTGATCCATTAGAGGATAACCTTTCAAACTTACCGCCTATGCCACTGTCTCCTGATGAAGCATCCGCATCATCATCTGCGCAAGCAGACCGTGACGCAGAGGCAATAGCGGCACAAGAAGCCACAGAGGAATAAAGCACACTATGAATTTCATTAATTACGTTGACGAGTTTGGCGAAGAAAACTTTTTTGATGCGTCGAAGGTTATGTTCACAATGACCACGCAACACGGGCCTGTTGATGAATATGGGCAAGTGCAAGCAACGCTGACAAAAGTTGCATTGTGTGAGGGCATGGGTTTCATTCTGACGACGGAAAAGCCGTCATCAATAATTAAGCGAATTAAGGAGGCTATGGGGATAGATTAAATGATCCATCCCTTTTCCTTTCCCATATTGGTTCGTGACCTTCCAGATGGTGATGAAATAGCTGACGAACTTTGTGACTTTACTGTTAGGCTGCGCGAGCGTGACTGCGAGGGCGGCTTAATAGGAGAGGAGTTCGGCAAGACAGCAAAGTCTCCCGAAGACTATGCAAAGTACGGCTACACCAGTTTTACAAACTACAACCTTGCCACCCTTGGCGCGGTTCCGAAAGTTCACCAAGCGGCGTGCGATTTATACCAAGAGTATTTTCATAGCTGCGAACAGTACGGCGACTTTTATATCGACACATCTTGGGTGGCTACATATGACGAAGGGTGCTTCGTTCCAGAACATACTCACCCTAACGCGCATTTAAGCATGGTTTTTTATGGTCAGGCCGAAGAAGGCACTGGTCAGATTGTATTCAAGAACCCTGCCCATCCTATCTACGGTCACATGACCGAAGGCTCTACGACAATGTGGTATGATAACATTGATGTAGAAGCGAAGAGGGGTCGTATGATTATATTCCCTTCATTTATGCCTCACCGCACTAATCCTCACATGGGAAAACAAGAGCGCATTATTTTCAGTAGTAATGCGGTTCTCACTAATTCTATGGTTTCACGCATAAGGCCACCAGTTGAGGATGAGCATAGAGCGCAGAACAACCACGCTCTAAGGGACGACACCTCGTTTTCTTTATCTCATACTCCAACAAAGGAGTAGCCCTATGCCAGCCAAGCGCGTCAACAAAAAGTCCATGCCCTGCAACAAACCTCGCCGCGCTTCGTCGGGGTCGAAGAAGTCTGTTGTGAAGGCTTGCGCCAACGGCAAGGAAAAGATCATTCGCTTCGGTGACAAGAAGATGTCGATCAAGAAGGGTACTCCTTCACGCAAGAAATCTTACTGCGCACGTAGTGGTGGCATCAAGGGCACTAGCAACAAGTTGAGTGCAAACTACTGGTCAAGAAAGGCGTGGGACTGCTGATGGCAAAGACATCTAAAGGCGTTAAGGCGCTGGGCAAAAAAACGCAGACGGGCACGATGCAGCACAAAGACTGCCCGTGTACGCAGGGTTAGATCATGGCGAAGAAGCCCGCCAAGAAGAAACTCGACGCTTGCGCCAAGAAAGTGAAGTCACGCTACAAGGTTTGGCCGAGCGCCTACGCAAGTGGGGCTGTCGCAAAATGCAGAAAAGTAGGGGCTAAGAATTGGGGGAAGAAGAGTGGCAAAGGAAAATAGCCTTCGCACTTGGTTCGCTCAAAACGGCGGCAAGGGTTGGATAGACTGCAAAACGGGAAAGCCCTGTGGCCGGAAGTCAGGCGAAAAGCGCAAGTCATACCCCGCGTGTCGCCCTACGAAAGCGAAGTGTACGAGCGCATCTAAGAAGAAGACGAGCTCGAAGAGAATTTCATGGAAGAAGGGGAAGAAGTAATGCCGACAGTTGGAAAGAAGAAGTTTCCGTACACCAAGGCCGGAAAAGCTGCCGCGAAAAAGGCTGCTGTGAAAACAGGTAAGCCCGTCAAGAAGAAGAAAGGATACTGATATGGCGAAGTCTCCAATAATGAAGAAGGCTTGCACAACTGTAATGCCGGGTAAGCCGATCCTCAAAAAAGGCAGCAAGAAGAAGTAGAGCCCCCCCAATTATGAACCTTAAATCTCAAATTAAAGACCTCATCGAATTATCTGAAAGCAAAGGGTGGGCGACTTTAAACTCAATAATGAAGGACGAGATTGTCGATCTTGCATTATTGATGGCACGCTCCAAGCAGATGTCCGCGCAAGAGGTGGATTTCAATCGAGGGGCAATCTGGGCTGCTGAGCAAATGCTGAACATGCCCGTCAAGTTGATACACAAGATGGAAGGCGAACTTTCATTTGAAGAAGCACCGTCGCGCCAAGGCCCGACTGAAAGGACAGACTAATGGACGAACAACTACAGCGCATGGCCGCTAACGCTTTATCAGGTGGGGCACAGCCACCACAGCAAGCCGCCCCACAACAGGCAGCACCAGCGCCAAAGCCAAAGGATGCGCCAACTACGCCAATGGAGAAGTCCGCTAAGGCTGGCCCTCAGACAGATGGCGACCGCATGAATGAGGAACCTATGGTTTACAAGGTTGGCGACCGCCAACTTACGCCTCAGCAAATCTCGTCTACGTTTGATCGTTATAAGGACTTGAACTACAAGAACGCTCAGATGAAGCCGATCAATAACTTTGCCGAAAAG